TCGTCTGGTTGTTCCTCATTTTTAGAAGTTTTGGAATCTGACTTTTCCTTTTTAGCTTTGAGTTTCTTCAACTCTTTCTCAGCTTTCTCGGCACGAATCTTTTGATTCTTAGCGACTTCTTTAGCTTTCACTACTTCATCACCATCATCTTCTTCGTTTTCCTCAGATATTTCTTCCTCGTTATTTTCAGGAGTTTCGTTCTCCATCTCGTTATTTTCCATAGAATATTTTTAAGGATCTTAAGTTCTGATCCAATTTTTAATTAAACTTATATATTACTAATCTGCTGCAATATGTTCTAGTAACTTACAAACAATGTTTTCGTTTGTAGTAGAAATATATGGAATTTGTGTACAAGTAACATCCATATAAGCATTACCACCAATCACATCAGCTGTATTAGCAGTTCCTACCAAATCCATACCAGCTCCTGTTGTTAATGTAAATGTTGTTGCGTCTGTAGTTGTAGCATTATGTATTGTCCATGTTCTTGTGCTTCCAACTTTAGGCAAAATCTGCATCATTGTTGATGTTGCAGGCATAGCAAATGAAAGGTTATCTGCCTGAGTACCATTTATGATATCCATAAATTGATAATCATTTAACTGTTGAAATGTAAGTACATGACCAGTTACATCTCTTGTAGTTGTAGACCAAGCCATACTACTACCTTCAGTTACATGACCATAGATATTCAAATTGCTGTAAATGTCTGGCCCACTAAAAGCTCCAAATGTTACACCTTCAGTAGGTTGTACTTCAGCTTCATAGTAGTTGTAATCACCTGATACATTGACATTTTGGGAAACAGAGTAAGCGTACGCTACTGTTCCTATAGCCAATATTGATACCAATGCTATAACTACGTAAAATATACCATTGTTAATTTTTCTTTTCATCTTTTTTCTTTTTAGCTTGTTTAATAGAGGTTCGACTAGCTTCTCTTTTTTCTCTTTTCTTCTCATCTCTCTTCTTCTCTTTTTTAACTCTCTTTGCTTTTCTCTTGCTCTTTCTTCTTTCCTCGTTAAGTTTCTCTGCATCCATAGCTATCTGGTCTTTCAAAGAAACTAACTTGGCTTCATGCATTCTAGACATAAAATTGTTATTAATTAATTAATTACCTATACGCTATAGTTGATGTTACAGCAGTTGCGACAGTATCGTAATAAACGAATAATCCAGTAGTATAAGTTACATCAAAGGTATAAGTTCCTGCAGCTAAACTAGCTGGGATTGTTGCCAATAAAGCAGTTGATGTAGACCTCTTTGGATTTGTTGAAAAATCTGTTGAAGTAGCATCATATAGAGTAAACGCTGATGTACCAGCTCCAGTAATAGTTACTGAACCTAATGAACCCCAACCTTCTCTAATTAACTGATTACTTGTTATTGCAGTATGAATGGTTGATGTAGCAGTATATTCATTTCCTACGCTTACACCTTCAAATGGTGGTGTGTTGCTAATAGGAATAACGAAATATCCTATAACCACAGCAATCATTACAGCCCACAGTAATATAATACTTGTTTTCATATATTATTTACCTTTATCTAATTGTTTATCCTCCGACCTTTGTATTTTACAAGAGCTAATATCTATTAGAACTCCCTTGATAAGCCTTTCAGCTTCTTTAGTGGCTCTATATTTCTCTCCTAAAATTTCATTATTGTTTGTTTTCTCTATATCAGGCTGAATCTTAGCTATATTCTCGTCTATAACTTCCTTTAAAGCCTTTAACATAACTTTATCTTCAGCTAAAACAGCTAACTTATCTTTATATAAACTAATCATTATGCTCTACCCTCCTCTTGTGTTTGAACTCCACCTTGTCCTAACTTTTGTATATTACCTGTACCACCTTGCTGTTGTTGTTGTTGTTGTGGTTGTTGAGGAATAGGTGCAGCAGATAATGTCATTGGGTCAAGTCCAGAACTTTCTAAGATTACATTAAGTATCTTACCCATCTCTGGATCTTGTCTTAACTCTGGTGTTGCTAGATATTGTCTTAATACATTAACTAATTTATCAGTCATAAGAGCTAAGTTCTTCTGTTTACCAGCTATATTAGTCATAACTGATAGGCTAAGGTCTTTCATTTCATCCTTTAATATCTTAAAGAACCTCTTAGAGCCTTGTTTCTGGACATCTTCTTTAACCTTTTGTGCATATAAGGCAACTATATCTGCATCTATATCTTGCATACCAAGTATCATCTGTGTCTTAAAGGCATTAACTTTCTTTACCATAACCTTTTCAACTACTGATTGCATCTCATCAGCAGATAGTTCTTGCATAAATGTATGTTCTTTTACTATTTCATTTTCAAAGAAAGGTAATATCCAATCCCTGTATAGCTCATCCATGAATACTGCTAGCTTACCTTGTCTATACTTATGAAGTCCTTTACCTTCTATTTGTTGGGCTTCATATAGTTTAAATGGAGTACCAGCGTTAGGTTCATCACCCATTAAAGCATCTGGGCCAGCTCCTACTAACTGAGCATGATTCCAGAATCTATCTACTGAATCATTAAATACTCCTAGATTACGAGGATATGTATCAAGTGTTTGTATCTTCTTACCCTCTTGTAGACTTAATATCTCATTGTTTTCTACGTCATTAAGATTGTTTCTTGACTTGAATGATGGATCATCAGACCAAAGGACATTCTTAGAAGCAGCGTCTAGCATCTCTGTAATCTTAACTTCATCCCAATTAGTCCATTGTTGAGCTTCAAATAGCTCTTCTACTCCACCTCTACCTAATGCTCTATTCTTTACTTCATCTCTTTTAATAAATTTAAATACTGATTTAGGCATCTTCTTTCTGAATAAGGTAACACCAGCTTTATAACCTTCCTCTTTCATATATTCAGCTACTACTTGAATCTGAGGTACATCCATCTTACTTTCTTCAACTATATCTTCGTCTTTCAACCATTCAACAGGCATATTGCCATGTACTTCATATATCTTAACAAAGTCTTTATCATCTTTCTTTACTAAAGCAATAAGAGCTTCTATGTCTATATCACTACCTTCATCACCCCAACCATAGTCATCTGCCTTCTCTCTAAGCTCACTAAAGCTCATCTCATGCATAATACCAAAGGGATTATTCAATATATCATTCTGGTTACAGAACGCTAAGCTCCTTAAATCAACTACTTCTGGTTTAGCTTTCTTAGTTTTACGTACCAAAGCACCACCATAAGTACCATAACTCTCTACCATTTCATCTATAAATGTATCTATTCCTTTAGCTAAAGCCCAAGTAATATGATATTTCTTAACCAGTAAGGATTTAAAGTATTCATCTGGGTTGTCTACATACAGTTCAATATCCTTTACATCAAAGCCTTCTGTTCTAAATTGAATGTTAAGTATAGGCAGTATAATGTTCTTGAAAGGTCTTAGATCTCTATTACTATTATCTTCAGAGAATTGACTGTTTAAGTATAAGAACGAACGCCTTAGATGTTCTTTCATATTCCAATTCCAACCATCTTCTATCTCTATAGGTTGGCTATACTTAGTATTCTGTTGAGTAATGTAATCAAATATTGTTCCTGTTTCCATATTATTGTTTGTTATCCCACTCTAATAATTTATCTAAGTTCTTAGCCCAATAAGCCTTTATTATCTTATTTGACATAATCTTACGTATTAAAAACATATTCATAAGGTGTTCATGCTTCTTAGTTCCCTTATAAACAGTCATCATGCCCTTACCTTTGATTTCATCCCAAGTAAGATTAAGACTTTGGAGTGCTTCCAGTACTGTCTTTCCCTGTGCTGACCACCTCTGGCTTAGAACTTTCAGTACTATCTTGTACTTCAACTCCTTTGGTTTCTCCTTTGTTAAGTTTTTCATACGCTTTTTCTATAAACTTTTTAAGATTCCATAGTTGCCACCAAGACATCTTTGGTTTCTTTAATATATCATGTAGACCTACCCAATTATGGTCTTTCTTTCCTGTAATATCAACAGCGTCATCTTCATCTGTTGCTATTATGTCTAGGTATATCATAGTATTTTGATTAATTCAGCTACTTTTAAAGGGTCATCTAAGAAGTTATCAGGCTCTTCAGAGTTTCCCTTAGCTTGTTTCCACTCAGTTAGCTTAGCTATTAGCTTAGGATTAGTGATAAATACCTCTTTACCTATTGCTTTTGATACTAATTCATCTACTTTAGGGCCTCCTCTAGGCTTAACACTATTCATTTGCCTTATATTGATTAAGTCTTTTGCTTTTATATCCATATTATTTACCTTTATTTGATATTATCTTTTGACCCTTGGACTCTGCTAGTTCGTCAGAAAACACTCTATCCCAATATGATTCTTCTTGTTTAAGTCTACCTAATGTTTCCAGAGCATATCGTATAGCATCTAATCCATGGTCATTACCTTTAACTGGTTCGTTAGGTTGTAGGTATTTACCATTCTTATCTGTAGCCCATAGGTAGTTTCTATACTCTTTTATTAGATTAACTGACCTTTTAGTAATAGATATTGGTTGGTCTTGTACTAATTGAATACCTTGTCTTACTGAATCCTTGCCTTTCTTACATGGTTGTATGTTAATTCCATAAGCTCTTATCTCGTCTATACTCTTTGGTTCTGCACTATCTGCTATGACTAATCTATCTTTAGCTCTATCATTCTCAGTTATCTGTTTAAAGGTATCAACTATATCCTTGTTAGACATTCCTTTCTTGTAGACTACTTCATCAAGCATCCACCTGTTATTACAATAGTATATTCCTACTATAGCAGTAGGGTCATTGGTATATCCAAAGTCTAAACCATATCTTTCTAGCCTACCACCATCAGGTATATCATCAATTAAATCCCAACCTGTATAGATTCTGCCCTCTATATCGCCTAATTTGCCCTCTCCATACACTCTCCACCAGTTCTTGTTCCACTTATGACTCTCTATTTCGTCAATAATGTTCTTATCTAAGGCATTTATACAGTCTTTATAGGTTAAAGTGATGAAATCTATGTCATCTCTCTTGCCTAACATGTCTGTATAGAACCAAAACTCATGTGTTGGATTCCAATCTAGCCATATTATACCTTTAGTACGAGTAATAAGTTGATCTACTATATTGTATTCCAGGTTATTACACTCATTTACAAACAATATATCTCTTCTAGGGCCATGAGCTTTACCAAACTTATCAAATGAAACGAACTCTAATATACTTTTATCCTGAAAGGTATAGGTAGAAGATGTATCGTTCCACCTGCTATCATCCCAATATCCATTAGAAACCATTATGTTTTTAAAATCTCTAATAGCTCCTAGTTTAAGATGTGGCACACTCTCTGCTACTACAGTCATTACTTCCCCTTTACCACTTTGCCCTCTATCTATTAACCATATTAATATACTTATAGTCTTTGATGCAGAAGTACCACCACTGCAAGCACGTATCCTTTTTGTCAGGCTGAATATCTGTTGAGTTGCCTTTGTATCTTGGAATACCATACTTATTCTTTATCTGTACTCTTACCTCCATAAATTGGTGTAAAACTTACTCTTTCTGTATCTCCTCCAGTTAATAATTGTATATTCTTTTGTATCTTATCTACTATATCAGCTAAATCTCTTACCTTTTCATCATCTAATTTCTTATTCTCTAGTGCTTTTAAGGCATTATCTCTTATTTTCTTCATCTTACTAACAGCATCTTCTAATCCTTCTTGTACTCCTTCACCATCTAATATTTGTCTAGCAGACTTAGCTTGAGACTCTGAATACCCTGCTTCTAATAACAATTTCTCTAATGATTTGGTATTATTAGAGTTTAGTAGATTCTCTTCTATTAGTTTTACTAGCTTTTCTTGCTTTGGAGTTGCCATATTATTTACTCTTAAATTGTTTACACTTACATTCTTTACATTCTCTTGCTTGGACTTTCCACCCTTTAGTTTCTAGCCTATGTTGATCTAAGTGATAACCACATATACATTTTGTTTTATTCTTCATAGTTTCGTTTAGGTAGCAGGGCTATTATGTTGCTGGGCTTGTAACCCTGCTTACTATTTCATCTACCAGTAGATAGAGGAGTATAATCTTTAAAAGCCCTATTATCTAAACAAAAAACACCTCCTAGGAGATGCAAAAACAAGCTCTGTCTAATTTGTATTGTAATCTAAAAGTAAGCATGACACTTTTATTTATTACTTCTGAGAAGATATTAGCATATAACCATATATCTTGTCAAGTTTTCATATTAAAGTTTGTTGTCTTAATCTATCTCTAGCTATTTCGCAATACTTTTCTTCTAATTCTATACCTATAAATCTTCTATGTAGATTTTGGGCGGCGATACAGGTAGAGCCAGAACCAGCAAATGGGTCAAGGATTAAGTCGTTTTCTTTGGTATAATCTCTTATAATTTCTCCCATAAGTTTTATTGGTTTTTGGGTTGGGTGAAATCTTTTACCACCATCAGAATTAACTACTCCTCCGTGTAAATGTCTATACATCTTATAATAACCACTATCAGAATTTATCCAAGCTAATTCAAACGCTGAACCCAACATTTTATCAGCTTGTTTTGTCAATCTTTTGTCCCAACATAACCAACGACCTCTAAATGGTAGATATTGATAAAAGTTTTCTGCTCCAAAAATTATTAACTTACTACTTATTCTTTGTAATTCTTTAAATAATTTTTCATAGTCCAATTCTTTAAAATCATTCTTCACATTTTCATATTTACTTTCATTTGGTCTATTTCTCTTTTTATCATCATATTCTATCCCATAAGGAGGGTCAGTAATAACACAATCAACACTATTATCTTCCATAGTTTTCATTACTTCTAAACAATCTCCTTGATATATTTTATTTGTTTTCATAAATTTATCCAATTAAATTGATTTGCTTTAACTCTATATGCTTCATGATTAACATAGCTTTGTTCT